CGCGCCTTGTCACACACACACACACACACACACAACTAACTTACACATACATGTACTCGACGCATACACAAACGCGTCACACACTCACTACCGGCAGGTTTTCAGTAACTAATGCCTACCATGCCCGCAGAGCGCGCGTGAATCCAACTCGCCAACTTCGGCACCCTGTTGTACCTTTTTCATTTGGTCGCCCCGGAGGTGGGGTTTTAGACAACACAACCCGTATCATCGACGATGTATACGGGCCGACAATTTATGAACATCTTCCAGTTGTTCCTTCTAAAACTCTCGCTAGCCTCTCGGCAGCGATCGACAAGCGATGTAATTATTTTACTTCAGAAAGGGTACATAAGAGTATCAGGTTGGCGAACGCCGATTTACTTGATGAGATCTGTCCGCAACCACTCGAACCTATAGAGTGGTCCATTGAACTTTTTGAAAAGTGGAACCAGCAGTTCGAGCCTGCCAAGCAAGCTAAACAAGCCAAGGCAGTTCGATATGGCCAAGTAGCAGAGATGACGAGCAAGCAGTTTTCTGACAAGCAAATCTTTGTGAAAATGGAGGCGCTTTTGAAGCGTCATGACAAGGACTGGGCTCCACGGATCATTTACCAAAGTTCTGATATACATAACGCGGTTTTGGGTCCCATCATGCAAGAATGCACTAGACGAATGTTTAGGTGCTTTGATCAGAGACGTGGCCCGGAGACTTTAGAAGTCACGGGAGCCTACAAGAAAACGTCTGAGGAGATAGTCGACCACTTTCAAAGGTCAGGAGACTCTAGTAGTCTCTTTATCTCCACTGATTTTAGTGCCAACGACAGTAGTCAAGTGCTTGATGTCCACATGTTGGAAGTCAATTGGTTGCGCAGGTTCGGCGCGCCAATGTGGCTGACAAGTCTTATGTTAATTGCTAATAGTTATACTGCTAGCAATTACACATATGCTATGAAAGTTCGTATAAAGAACCAGTTGCCTACGGGTAGCCAGTCTACAACTTTCAGAAACAGCATGTGGAATGCCACCATCTTGAAGGCATTTACCATTCACGTTGGCCGAGTGGGGGCCGCTGCCATTCTTGGCGATGACTGTGTGCTGCGTCTCGACCGCGCCACACGACCGATCCGGTTTTATGTGCGTCAATATGAGTTCATAGCTAAACTTGCACATATGAAGGTGAAGTGCACAGTCAGTAAGACTTTGCAGGGAGTTTCGTTCCTCTCCCGTTGGTTCACACAACTTGCTAATGGTACTTATGTTATGGTACCATTCCTTGGCAAGGCTGTGGCGAGATTCAACGTCTGCCCAAATCCTAAGCAGGACCCTAATGCTTATATTTGTGGCAAGGCTTTGAGTTACTCTTATGAGTTCCGCCACTTTCCTGCCATCAAGAAGCTTTTCTTGGCAAAATTTGCACAGTTGTATGAGGACGGTATGCTTGACCTAGCTGGAGTGTCTTGGAACTTACGCGGATTGTTTATCCGCCTAGGTTTGGAAGGCATCCTTCAAGAAATCAAGAAACCCAGTTCTGTTGGGTTTCTTTATGATTTCACTCCTTTGGTCCATAGCAAATTTGGTATTACTGCTTCTGAGTATTACCATGCCGTTTTCAGAATCCTCTTTGGTGACGAGGATCTGAGCATGGATGGTCTAGGTTTCCTGGATCTCGAATGGTTGTGATTTGTGTGATTCTATAGTCCCGTGTCATTCG